TTTCCGCACTGATCTTGTCCTTGAAGTCGAGCAGGTTGTCGCCGAACCGGATCTGCTGCAGGCAGTGGCGCCCGCTCTTCCGCGTCCAGTCCAGCACGTTGCGGCCGGTCTCCCGGTCCCGGTAGGCGTTCAGGTACCCGCCGAGCTTCTGCACCAAAGCGTTCACCTCGTCCAGCGCCCCCCGGAAGTCTTTGTTCTCCGTCTCGTAGGTTTCGCCGGCAAAGTCCGCCACGTCGCCCAGGTCAAACTGTTTCCAGGCGTCCGTCTGCCCGGCGTTGTACGTGCTCAAAAGATCGGCAAGCAAGCCGGCGGCGCTGCCGCTGTAGCTGTACGGCGGGATGATCCCGTCCCGCAAATAGTTGAGGAGCCCCTCGCACAGCACTTTTCGCGGCCGTTCCAGCCCGCCTTCGTCCTGCAGCACCCTGCCGCGCCAGATCTCCGCGCCGTCGCGCATCACCACGCATTCGCTGGTCAGCTTCGCCAGCACGGCAGGGTTGTCGGCGGGCAGCTTGAATTCCAGCCGCCCCGCCTTGTTCACTTCGCGCTGCAGCTTTGCCGCGTGCAATAGCCTCGACGGGATCCGCGGAGAGTATAAAAGCTCTTCCGCTGCCGCCCGCGGACCGGCAAGCCGCGTCCGGTCCGTCCGCGCCGTGTTCGCCCGGGCGCGTCCATCGCCGTAGTGGTTTACGTAATAGATCGCATACATTACAGCCTCCCGCCCCGGTAGTCAACGCTCACCGTCCCGTCGCCGGTAAAAAGCAGGGTGTGCTCGCCCTCGCCAAGGCAAATGGCGTCAAAGTAGTTCCACTTTCCCGAAACCAACGTATAAGTCGCGCCGCCGTAGGTCACGCTTACGGTCCCGGTGGCGTAGATCCCGGGGCAGACCTGCAGCCGCCGGCCGGGGATCACAAGCTCCAGCGTGCCGTCAACCGTCAGCTCGCCGTAATCCCTTATGATCCCTTGCTCAAAATCAAACGGATCCCACAGCCACGGTTCCAGGCTGCTGTCCCGCTCCATCTTAAAGGGCTGCAGCTTATAATGCAGCCGCAGGGTGTCCCGCACCTGTTCCGGCGTCCAGTCATCCACCTGCAGCTCGCCTTTGTAATAAAAGTAACGGTCGTCGTCCAGGATCACCGTCAGTTCCTGCCCGTGGATGTAGTCTAAAATCTCGGAATAGACCACAGCCGTACTGTTTCTGTTTTCCACACGGAACTCCCACGTGCCCTTTCGCGTGCCGTACACCACGTCACCGGTCATCGCTTTGCGGCTGTAAATATCCCCATTGCGGCCCGGCACCGTGATCCCGTTGTCCGGCAGGTCCGGCTTTGCGACAACAAGCTTGTTTTTCGGTACCAGGCGCCAGTCCCGCCAGGTGTGCTTGTCGCCGATCAGCGCGCCGTGCGCCACGTTGTTTCTGTAGATCTCACTCATATCCTCATCTCCTGCAAACGGACTTCCTGTCCCAGCGCGTCATTCATTTTGTCAAAAACGGCGGCCACCCAGGCGTCGCCGTCGATGTAAAAATCCAGCCGCTCCAGCCGGTCGTAGATGTTCGTCAGGATCCGCTGCATGGCGTCCGTGCCGCGGTTCTGGTTCTCGACCACGATCTTCTGCACGCTCTCTGCCGCGGCAGCCTGATACCGCGGAAAATCCAGCATCGCCGCCGGCGCCTGCACAGCCATGGCGCTCGCGAGCGCCGCCGCCGTATCCGCCACCTGCGGGATCATCCGTTTCATCTCCACGATCAGCCCCTCGCCGTAGAACCGCGCCGTCCGGCGGGCGACCTTGCTCGGAGATTGGATCTCCAACGTATTATTTGTGGTGTTCGTTATAGTATCGGCAATTGTCTGAGATGCGGCCTTGATTTCATCCAGTTTACTCTTTAGGCCTGCTGTCACACCCAGCCCGTAGTCGCTGCCGCTCTTGTAACCCGTAGGATAATAATCCACACTTGAGGCACCGGAACGACCCTCTTCGGCAATGTAAACACCGGACGATTGATTTGTTCCTCCGGTTGACTCAAGGCCGTCAGCATGCGCCTGACCGCTCTCCGTACCGGCGCCCTTCATTTCGCCTGTTTGACTCTTGGCACCCGCCGCGCTGTTCTGCACGATCTGCGCCCCTCCGGTTTTCGCGGTGGAAGCCTGCGAGGAAAAAGCGGAATTATAAGCGGAGGCGTCAGACGTTCCCTGCGCTTTCCATGCCGCGGAATTATCCTTCGGCGCCGCGGCAGCGATCAGCGCCTGCACAGCCGCAGCCGCTTCCGGACTCATGCTTGCAAGGGCGTCCGCCAACGCCGTGCCAACGTCCACGCCGGCCTTTTGCGCTTCTGCGATCGACAACGCTACCATGGTCGCCATTTCCTGCAGCTGCGCGTCAGAAACGTCCGCCATCCCCGAGGCCGCGAGATCCGTCATGTTCGCGTAGCTCGACGCGAAGCCCTGCAGCTGCGTCGTCAGCATTTCTTCTGACGCTGCTCCCGCCGTCTGAAAACCATATTGGAGCTTGAGCATCGCTTCGTTCAGGTTCTCCCCGGAGACGGCCGCCTCCGCAAGCGCCTCATGGTTCGCGATGGCGGCATTGAACCCATAATACTGATCCGCCGCATTCTTTTCTGCCTCCGCGCAGGCGTCAAACGCTTCCTGCGCCGTGTTCAGCTCTTTCAGCGCCGCCGCCTGATTGCCAATGGAAGCGAAAGGATTATTTTTTGAATCTGAATTTTTGACCGCGTTGTCATATCTGACCTGTGCTTCCGTCAATTTGTGATATGCTTCCGCGGTTTCGTTGACCTTCTGATAATACGTCGTCTGCGCGTCCGATCTGCCCTTGATCGCATCCGCATAGCTGTCCTGGTCCGCCAGCAGCATGGCTTCCACTTTTTTCTTCTGGATCGTCTGATCAATGCTGGCCTGCAGGTCGCCGTTCGCCTGGATCACGCCGTCGACCATGGAAATTTCAAGCCCGAGCGCGCTGTTCAGCGTTCCAACGATAAACTCTGCCCTTGCTTCTTTTCCGTCCAGCACCTTGCCGTTCGCGTCGGTCAAGGTATAGAGTTCGTCGGCCAGCTTCTGGTAATAGCCGTACTCCTCCCCGATTCCGTTCATGGTCTGCTGTCTCGCGGCCGCGGCCTCACGGTAAGATTCCGCGCTTTGCGCCAGCGCCTCGTTTTCTGCTTTCTGCGCTTCGCTCAAGCCGTATTTTGCGTTGACGTAGTCATCACTTACTTTTTTTGCGGCCAATAATCCCGCGGCAACAACGCCCACCGCAGCCGTCCCGGCAAGCATCACAGGGTTCAGCGCCAGTCCGGCGGTCTTCACCGCATTGATCGCGGCAGAAATCTTCGGCGCCAGCTGCAAGATCTTCCCGCCGGCGGTGATCACGTTCCCGACTCCGGTGATCAGCTTTCCGCCAACGATCAGCAGGGGTCCCACAGCCGCCGTCACAGCCGCAATCTTCACAATCTGCTGCTTCGTTTTATTGTCCATCTTATCAATGTACGAGGTCAGCTTCTTCAGCACGTTGTTGGTTTTCTCAAGCGCCGTCTGGATCAACGGTCCCGCCGCGTTCACAAGGTCCGCGCCGGTCGCCTTCAGCTGATTCATAGAGGTTTTCACCTCGTCCAGCGGGTCCAGCGTCGCCTCGAACGTGTTCCCCACGTTCCCGGCGAAGTCCTGCAGCTCCGTCCCCAGCTCTTCAAAGCTCAGCCTGCCGGTGGAAACGGCCTCCGCCAGCGCGCCGCCTGCTCTCGTGCCGAAAAGCTCCATGGCCTCCGCCGCCCCGTCCGCGTGCGTGCTCTCGTTCTGCAGCCGCGTTTCAAGGTCCGCAAGCTGGTCGCTGAGGCTGCCGCCCTCTTTCACGGCGTTTGCGTACGCTTTTTTCAGGCCCGTCATCACGGCGGAGGTATCAACGCCGTTTTTCTCAAGGTTTCCCAAAAACATCGCGGCGTCTGAGGCGGTAAAGCCCAGTTCCTTCAGCGCCGCAGCGTTTGTCGCCGCGTTCCCGGCGATCGTGAGCACGCCGACGCCGGTCTTTTGCGCTGCGGAGTTCAGCGCGTCCAGATACAACGACGCGTCTTCGGTTTCCACGCCCCATGCGGCCATGGCTTTCTGCACCGCGTCCACGCTGCCGGTCACGTCCGTACCGTTGAGCTCCGCGAATTTGATAAAATCCTCCGACAGATCCCGCAGAGCGTCCCCGGCCAGGTCAAAACGTGTTTTTACTTCGCCGATGGCTTCGCCCGCGACGTCAAAACTCGTCGGGATCGTCGTCGCGATCTCCTCCATCATCCCCTGCATTTCCTGCAGGGCTTCCCCGGTGGCGCCGGTCTTTTTGATGATGGTATCGCCGGCGGCGTCTACCTCCTGCCAGCTTTTCACCGCCGCCGTGCCCACGGCGACGATCCCGGCGGTCACCGGCAGCAGCGCCTGCCCAGCGGAAGACATCTTGTTCCCGAAGGCGCTGATCTTCCCGCCGACTTCTTCCATCTTTTTCCCGACCGCGGCGACCTGCTGCGCCCCGACGCTGCCGAAATCTTTTGCAGCCTTTTCCGCCTTTTTCAATTCTTGTTCAGTTTCAATTATTTCTCGCCGTAGTCCTTCATACTGTTCAGGAGAAATAGGTTTTCCAAATTCATCAGAAACAGCCTTTGCTTCTTTTCTCAGAGATTTTGCTTTCTCTTCGGTCTCCTTTAATTCAGCCTCAAGCTTTTTATAGGCATCAGTATCGACCTTTCCGGCCTCCTTCATATCCTCAAGCTTTTTCTTCAGCTCCGCCTGTTTTTTGACAGTTTTATCGATTTCTTCCTGTATAGGCTGATATTTCGCTTTCCATGCGTCATAGTTCCCTTTTGTTTTGGATGCTTCTTCGTCCGCTTGTTTCAGCTTTTCAAGACGTTCCTTGGTTGTCTGTACAGTAACCTGTAAATCCTTTTGTTTCTGATTCAGCAGTTCAGTGTTCTTCGGATCGAGCTTCAAAAGCTTATTGACGTCGCGTAATGCAGTTTGTGTGTTTCGCAGTACACCGTCGGTTTTACTGAGCGCCTGCTGCAGCTTCGTTGTGTCGCCGCCGATCTCAATGGTAATGCCGGCGATCCTTCCCGCCATAATCCCACCGCCTTTTTTTGTGATATAGAAAAGAGCTCCCCTTGCGGAAAGCTTAATTGTTTACAGATTTCATTTCGTTTTTTTAAGGAAAAGATAAAAAAATACTTGACAATACGTATTATACGTAGTATAATAATAAATGAAAGGGGCGATCCTATAATGACAATGACAGGGCAGGAGCTTGTAAAGCTTGCACAAAAGAACGGATGGAAAATTGATCGAATCGCTTCCAGCCACTACATCATGGTAAAGGAAAACAAAACAGTGTCCATTCCGGTCCATGCAGGCAAAGCCGTTCCCACCGGGTTGCTTCACAGGCTTCTTAAAGATCTGGGGCTGAAATAAGCCCCGATCTTCCCCCTTTATTCACTGAACGAAAGGAAGATTTTACATGAAAATCGCATACCCCGCTGTTGTACACGTCGATTCCGATGGCGTCTGGGTTGAGTTTCCCGATCTGGAAGGATGCTATTCCGATGGCGAAACGGTTGCCGATGCAATCAGCAACGCGCAGGATGCACTCGGTGCATATCTGTGTTCCATGATGGACCGCAATCTGACGCCCGCGCAGCCCTCCGACGTCCGTGATGTTCACGTGGATGATGGTGTAGTGTCGATCGTCGTAACAGATCCGTTGCGCTATAAGAAAGACACGCGCGCGGTCAAAAAAACGCTTACGATCCCCGCATGGCTGAATGAAGAAGCCATCAAACGCAATATCAACTTTTCTTCCGTGCTGCAGGACGCCTTAAAATCACAGATCCAGGCGTAACTCTTTTCTCCTTCCCCGGTATTTCCGGGGACTTTTTTTATTATAAATTATCGATATCCTCCTGCGTGGCAAGCTGGGCGTACTCTCCGTCCCTGTCGTTTCCGCATTCGACAAAGATATCAAACACCATGCCGATGCTTAAAGTCTCCAGGTCCGCCATCGTGAGCCCCGCCTGCAGGGCGCGCAGATGATACAACCCTGTCGTCATAGGGCGGTCGGTTGCCCTGTTTTTTTTTGCGCCACGCTGGTCGTTTTCGTCTCATTGAGCCACAGCGCCATGATCTCACCCACGGCGCCGATCACGGCATAGGGGTCGTCGAATTGTTCCAGCCACGCTTCCACCGTATCCGGCTGCGCGGGATCCCCGTGCTTGTGCATGGCGTAGGCCAGGTTCTCAAGCCCCGAAAGGTCCCTGATCATGATCTGCTGCTTGCCTTCCTCGTCCCCCGGGATCTCTTCCATCTGCACAAAATTCACAAAGTCCGAAAAGATATCCCGGTTGAACTGCTTCCGGTATTCTCTCGGCAGCGCCGCGCTGGTTTTCATTTTGCAGGGCACGCCGCCCAGATTTATGATGCGTTCCATAGTCTCTCTCCTGTTTTCGTCTCAGAACGGGAAAAAAGCCGGAGGCAAGGCGTCACCCGCCCGCGTCCGGCTTTCTTTTTTACGTACCGCTGCCGCTGCTGCCGCTGCCGCTGCTGCCGCTGCCGCTGCTGCCGCTGCCGCTGCTGCCGCTGCCGCTGCTGCCGCTTTCTGTCCCGGAAGTTGCGAACGTCCCGGGCAGAACGACCTCTTCGAACCACGAGGCGTACTTCGTGGGGCTGTCGTCGCTGGTAAGCTTTGCCCGCACATAATAGCGCTCGTCGCCGGTCTTCACCTGCGCGCCGTCCATTGTCAGGTTCAGCGTATCGGTCTGCGGCGTCCGGCTGCCCTCGGTGGTGTTCGCCTCCATGCCGGGGCGGGAAGCCGTCACGTGATAGAACCAGAACCGGGTATTGTACTTGTCGCCGTCGATCTGGAAGCCCAGCGCGAACTCCACCGGCTCGCCGTTGTCCTGCACTTCGTACATCACGCCGTCCGAATCCTGGATCTCCTTCAGAATGTCCTTGCGCATCTGGTCTAAAATCCGCGCCAGCACCCAGTCGGCGTTGTAGCCCTGGTTCTCGTCGCTGACGTAGTATTTCACGCCGTCCGCCCAGAAAACGACCTGCTCGCCCTCCGGGTCCAGACTCAGGGAGGAGGTACCGGGCACCGCCTTCGGCGTCCCGTAGCTGATCGCGCCGGTCTCGGCGGCTCTTGAAAGTAACGCGTAGTGCGCGTTTTTGATGTTGAATTTTACCTTGTTTTTATCCATGGTATGCTGTCCTTTCTCAATCGTCGTCATCTTCAATGTCGACGTCTGTTATAAATTCCGTGACCCAGAGCCGGGTGTCCGTGTCGAACCACCGTTCCCACCGGCACGACAGACCGAAGTTGTTCAGCGTCTTCTGGATCCTGCGGTCTGCGTGCAGGTCCACCTCCGGCGCGTAGCGCAGCAGGTGCAGCTCGTCGATCACCTTATAGTTCTCGCCGTCCGCGTAGAAATCCCGCCCGCCGGCGTACATAAAACAAAGGTACGGCGGCGCCGGCCGCGCGTGCTCCGGGAAAAAGCCGTAGGTGTACGGCAGCCCCATGCTTTCGATCATGGTTTTTACGTCTGTGGTTTTCATGTATGTCCTTTCCCATATGCCATTTCCTCCGCGAGGATTTTCTGAAACTCTCTTCTCACGTCATCCTCAACGATGGCGATATGTACTCGTGCCACTGACCATCCAAATCTGCTATATTGGTTTTTCATTATATGCGATCTCTCAAGTAGGTGCGGTAACCCTGGGACCTCTTTATTGTAGATTACACCTTGCTTAGATAACCGACCGGTCTCTGCCATTGAAGTCCATCCTTTGGCATATGGTCCTTTCCCGAAGAGTCTTGCACTCTCTCTTCGCAGTTCTCTAACGCCTTGCTCACAAACCTTCTTAACTGCAACCCTCGTGTCTACATCAAACTCATGTTCATATTCAAATAAGACTACCTGAACAGTTCTCTGTAATTCATCCGGTTTTATTTTGGTTCCCATTGCCTTCCACCTTCTTTTCGCAGTGCAGCTCGATGATATCCAGCCCGCGCTTAAATGTGCGGTATACACTGTAATACTCGTCGGCGTATTCCACGGTCGTCTCCCCGCAGTAATCGCCGGCGAAAATGTCAAAGGTGAGGGCCGGTTTCAGGCCGTTCCGCCCGCCGTCAAACACCTCCGACGCGGAAGCGGACCGCACCCGGCACAAAACGGGCCTATCAGAAGGATGCGGGCGGGGGATCCCGTCCGCGTCCTTAACATACGTCGTGCTGATCAGCTTGATTTCTGCGCTTTCAGTCATCGTTCTTCTCCGTTCTGTAGCCCGTCGCCATCGAGAGCTGCGCTTTCTGCTCGTCGTAAGACCGTTTCAGCCGGTCGAATTCGTCGCCCGCCGCGTCGCCGAAGTGGAGCTTGCAGTAGGTCACGATCGCCCGCGCCACCAGCGCGTCCGGCGCCACAGGCGCCTGCACGCCCGCGATCCCCAGATCCAGCTTCGCCGCCTCGATCAGGTCGGTGAGTTCGTCGTCAAACGCGTCGGTCGAGATCCGCAGCGCAAGCTTTACTTTCGTCAGCATCGGTTATTCCCCCTCCGCCGCGGCGCCGACGATCAGCTCCGTCATACTGGCGGAGTTCAAAAGCTCCGTCATGATGATCTGCACCAGGAACCGCGCCGGCGGGGCTCCCGGATTCGCGATGTCCAGCGCCACGGAAAAACGGACCGACGTCGGCGCGGTTTCCGGATAATACGTGGACAGCGGCGCCACGATCGGCAGATCGCCGGGAAGCAGGATATCCGCGAGCACGAATTTCCCCGCGGCGATCGCCGCCGTCACGGCCGCCCAGGTCGGCGCCGAGGAAACGACCAGGTTCTCCTGCTCGTCTTCCGAGAGCTCAAACGCGAACCGCGCGATCTGTCCGCTGCCGCCGCCGGCCTGTAACGCTTCCTGAATTCCTCTTTCCATCCGGTTCAGGTCCGCACTCGGGATCTCCTCGTCCGGCACCCAGGTTTTCGGTGTATAAGCCATTTTCGCTTATCCTCCTATGTTCTCAGTTTCGCCCTGTCTGTCCACCCTCGGTCTGTCACGGGCTCATACGCCGAGGGCGTTATTCCCCCTCGGGGTCGGCAGACTGTTTGATGATCTGCATGCCGTGCCAGGCGGCAAGGTCCGCGCCGGCGGTCTGCAGGCCGCGCACGCCCACCATGTTGCGTTTGAAGTAGTCGCCGCCCTCGTCGGTCTTGATCTCGTAGTCGCCCCAGAGCAGCAGCTTCACGGTCTTCGGCTGGCCGTAGAGCTGGGTGCCCTCCGGCAGGGTGGCGTTGATGCTGAAGGGGATCTGCATGCCGCCGTCCTTGATGGTACCGTTGTTTTCATCGGTAAAGGTGATCTCGAACACGGCCTTTTTCTCGTTCGTGCCGCGCACCTTGCCAAGGGTGGCCAGGTCCGCCTTGCACAGATACAGCTTGGTGCCGCCCGCCACGCTCTCGTCGCCGTCGAAGCCCAGCACCACGTTGCGAACGAAATGCTGATCCAGCGCAATGGAGTACCGCGTTTCGGCCAGCGCCGAGGCAAGGATCTTGTTCGTCACCACGGCCTTCGCCTTTTTCCGCAGGGCAAGGTAGGCGCTGTTCTGCACGTTGGCGGCATAGGCCACCGGCGTCATCTTCTTCACCTGATTGCTGATCTCGTCCAGCACGCCCCACTCTGCCGGCGACACGGTCACGTAATCGTAGGTCGCGCCGGTCCCGCCGATGGTCTGGCCCTCGGTCACGTCCGCCGCCGCCGCGTCCGTCTTTTTATAGGGGAATTCCCAGCTCCCCGTGCCGGTGGCGTCCACCACGTCCACGTCGTCCAGGATGGAGCTGATCACCGAAGGCAGCGCGCCGATCTCGTTATAAACGGCAGTCGGCGTCGCAAGCTTGCCCGAAGACACCAGCAGAGACCGGTTTTCGCGGAAGAGGGGCAGCGTCATGCGGTTTTCGCGCATCAGCCTGTCCGCCGCTTCGCTCCGGTGTTCGCCGCCGTTTACGGCAGGCGCCGCCGCTCTGGGCGTTCCGGCGCCCGCGGCCACACGGGACCGCAGCGCGCTCCTCTGCTCCGCCGCGGCGTCAAGGGCCGCCTTCCTTGCTTCCAGCGCGTCCAGCTCGGCGTTCAGCGCGTCCAGGTCCGCGTCGTCGCTGTCAAGCTCGTTGTTGAGTTCGGCAATGCGCTGCTGCACGCCGTCCATGGTCAGTTTTTTGATCGCTTCAATGTCCATTTTCAAATGTCCTTTCAGTTTTTCGCGGCCAGAATTCGCAGGCGCAGCCGCATCGCCTGTTTTTTCCGCGCCCGTTCCTGCGCTTTCAGTCGCTCCGCTTCGATCTCCGCGATCACTCCGTCGCAAAAAGACCGCGCGCTGATCTCGGTCGCGTCGTTCGCCGGGATACTCACCGCCGAAACGTCATATAACTTGCCGAATTTCGTGATGGTCCGGACCACGGTGGTCACGTTCTTTTCATGGTCGACCGTGACCTCCCGCTTGTCCTCCGCCACCCGGAAGCCGAAAGACATTTTCGTTGTATAGCCGCCTCTGATCTCCTCATAAAGCGACCGCCCGCCTTCCGTACCTCCAAGCTCGGCAGTCGTATGCAGTCCAACGCTGTCCGGCTCCGCCGTCAGCGTGTCGTTGGAGGTGCGGGCATAGACCCGCCCTTCGTGGTTATATTGGAAAATCACGTCCGTCATGTCGCAGTCGTCGAACGCGTGCGGATCGATCTTCTCCCTTACGATGTAATCGCCGAAGTTATAAAGCTCGTATTCCACACCGAACTTCGTCGCGTACCCTTCCACGATCATCTTGTCCGTGTTTTCCGTTTCTTCCGCCGCCCGGCAGCTCATTACCGGCATGTTCCGGTATTCGCGGCCGGAGAGCAGCTTATTCAGTCTTTTTTCGTCCATAGCCATCACCTTTCCCTATAATAAGCAAAAGCGCGTTTTACCGCCCTTTTTCGTCAAGTATTGATCTGCCGGCATTTTACCTCCGCCGCCACGGTGTCGATGAAGCTGTTCCCGTGCGGCGCCTTATAAGCCTGCAGGTTTTTTCGTCACGTGTTGATTTGCCAGCTTTTGACCTCCGCCGCGACCGTATCGATAAAGCTGTTCCCGTGCAGCGCCTTATACGCCTGATAATTTTTCAGGAAATTTTCCAGCTCATACTGGCGGATCTCTTTTCCATCCTTGTGGCGGTAGTACACTACAAGCATGTCGGTGCGCAACTGGCAGCGGAGACCCTCCACGATCCTCTGCCCCCAGACGATCACCTTCCAAACCACCAGCAGCGCCGCCGCGACGACGGTGATCAGTCCGGCGATTCCTCCGATACTCATTTCTTGCTGTTCTCCCTTCGGGCTCATTCGGCGGGTGAGGCGTCGTCCTCGTCCTCGTCTGCGGCGCTGGTGTCGTCGGCGCTCTTATATTCACCGCGTATCACGTAATCCTGTCCTTTGCCGTCCGGGATCGGCGGCAGGTTCCAGATCTCCCGGGCGTCGTCGCGGTTCAGCACGCCCCGGTCCAGCAGCTGCGTTGAAACGTTCAGCTTTTCCTTGTTGCTTAAATACTGCAGGCGGTTGCTGGTCGCCATCACGCCGGCGCCGCGCGCAAGCTCCGCAGGCGAAAACACAGCCCGCGTCATCTGCTCGCTGAACTGGATGGCGAACGGCTCCACCGCGCCCTCATAGAACGCGCTCCAGCTGTCGCCGAAGGCCTTGTTCTGCAGCACGTCCTCGTTCACGCCGAAGTAATTGTAGACGTTCGTGCGGATCAGCCCCATCTGCGAGGCGTCCACGGTATAGCTTCCGGTTTTGATCTGCTGAATGTCGCTGTAGGTGTTCGGGAACAGGAGGATACCGCCGGCCTCCGCCTCCTTCCCGAAATTCTCTTCCGTGAAGCGCTTCCGCTCCTTTTTCAGATCTTCGGTTTTCGAAAAGTTGGTGATCCGCGCCCAGAACCGATAGGTCGCCGCGTTTTTCACCGCCTCCTGTATCCCCTGATTCTGGATATCCATCAGGTCCACCGTGGGCCGCAGCGCGTCGTTCCCTTCGCCGAACACGTCGTCGTGGTACTGGAATTTCGTCAGCACCGCGCACCGCGACAGCTCGATCGCCGCGATCTCGCCGGTAAAAAAGCGGTACCGCAGCCACGGCTCCCCTTCGTAATCCCGCAGCTCGCACACGCTCGGCAGCACCGGGAAATAGCCGCTCACCCGCTCATAGGCGTCTTCGATGGGCACGATGAACACGGTGTTCTGCATATCTAAGATCGTGCTGGTCCTGTATAAAAACTGCGACCAGGTCTGCCACGGGTTCGGCGCCCGTTCCAGCGCCTTCTGCAGCGCCGGCTTCGCCGTGCCCACCGTCTCCACCTTCAGCTTCGAGATGTGCCGCGCCCTGGCGTCGATGGCGGAGCGCACCAGCTCGCTTTCATACAGCGCGCCGGACCGCGTCACGAACACCGGCGAATACGCCGTCAAAGTCTTAAAATAGCTTTTGGCGGCGTCTGTCCGCCGCCCGGAAAATATTTTCTCAAACAGTCCCACTTTGTTCGTCCTCCTCGTCAGCCTACGTTCCGCAGCTGCTCACCGATCTCGTCATGATACTTCTGCCGCATACAAAAGGCGTCCGCCATGGCCGCCGTGCCGTCGACGTGCGCCGTCGGCGAAAGCTTTATCAGCTTACCGCGGCCGCGCTCCACGCTCATTTTGATGGCGGAATCCAACAGGTGGATCTTCAGCAGATCGTTGTCGCCGATGTGGACCTTTCCGTCCTTCATCAGGCCCTCCATTTCCTGCAGCACGCCCCAGAGGTTGTCACCCTGGTAAACGTCGTCCGTCTGAAAGCCGTAGCGGTTCAGATCCTGCACGAGGTACTGTGCCGAATACCGGTCATACCCCACCTTCAGCGGTAATATTTCATACTGTTCCACCATGCCGGTCAGCCAGGCGTAACAATCCCGGTAATCCACGAAATTGTCGCCCGAAAGCTCCAGCAGACCACGCTGCGCGTAAATGTCGTAAGGGATCCCGTCCCTGCGGATGGCGTCTTCCAGCTTTTCCGCCGGCAGCCAGAACTTCGCCAGCAGATACAGCTCGCCGTCCTTTTCCACGATGATCACGGCGGCCGTCAGGTCCGTCGTCTGCGACAGGTCGATCCCCGCCACCGCGTAACAGTGCGAAAGCATCTCCGGCGTGATCGCCGGTCCGCAGCAGCGTTCCACCACCTGCGTTTCCAGCCACGCCAGGCTGGAGTTCTGCTTCAGGTTACAGTATTTTGTGACGAACTCCCGCTTTTTGCTCAGGCTCTCAGCCGCCGTCGCGATCTCGTCCAGGATGAATTCCACCGAAACGGAAACGCCCAGCCCCGGCAGGCTCTTGCGGAGTTCATTGATATCGTCCCATTTTTCGATATCGTCGATGGTATATAAAACGGGCAGCAGCCGTTTTTCCTTGCTGTCGCCCTTCAGAAATCTCGTTCCTCGTTTGAATAATTCGTCGTAGATCCCTTCGTCCACGTACCCGCTGGAGCTGATCGCGAGCGTCAGCGGCTCCGTTCTTGCGCCGGTGCCGGAGATCATCACCTCATACTGTTTGAGGCCCCGCTCCGGCGGCCAGCTGCTCATCTCGTCCGCCACCGTCAGCATCGGGTTGTAACCGTCCGCCTTTTTCTCGTTGAAAGCGATTTTCTTTACAGTCGTGTTCGACGATGGGATCAGGTAATCCGTTTTTCGTTTTTTGGTCCGCTTCGAGAATTCCGGGTTCTTCTGCATCGTGAACTCGAACGCGGAATACACCAGGTCGCTCTGGTCCAGCTTCGGCGCGACACAGTAGATCTCGCTGCCGAACTCCCCGTCGCAATACGCTTCATAGGCGATCATGGCCGCCGCCAGCAACGTCTTGCCGCATTTCCGCCCGACGACCAGGAACACCTCCCGGAACTGCCGCCGCCCGTTTTCATCCACGATGCCGTAGACGATGGAAACAAACGCCTTCTGCCACAGCGACAGAATCAGCGGCCCCGGCGCCAGCCTTCCTTTGTTGTGCCGGCAGTACCGCTCTATAAACGCGACCGCCCGGTTCGCCTTTTTCTGGTCGAAGCGGTACGTCCCGTCTTCGATCCCGCGGACGATCCGCTCATAAAGCAAACGGACCCACGTCCCAACGACAATGGATCCGTCCCGAATGCCCTGATAATAGGCCAGTATGTAATTTACCATGCTTCCGAATTTCCGGACCTAACCGCGTCCCCTTTTCTCTTTCGATCTCAAACCGTTGTTCCGATTATTCGGCCCCGACCAGTACGCGGGGTTTCTTCCAAACATAACGGTGTCCCTTGTTTTTTCCGATTTCAACCGTTTCTCCGATTTTTTCGGACCCGACCAAGACACCGAAGTCCCCGTCACCCAAAATCTCGCTTGAATTCGTCCAGGTCGTCCTCTGCGTTGGACTCCGGGCAGAGCTCATTCAGCTGTTTTATGATCGCCTGATAGTTTTTGTCGGTCGCCGTGAAGATCTTCGACGCCGGCCGCTCCCTGTCATAGGGTTCCGCCTTGTCGCTCTGCGTGAATTTCTCTGTCTCTCCGTTCTCCTGGAGGTCTGCCCAAAGCTCCTCCAGCCGGACCCGCAGCCGGGCCGCCTGCACGATGAGCCCCTGCACCACCTCATACTGGTGCTTCGGCAGATTTTTATATATTCTCGTCAGCCGCCGGATCTCCGACTGCTCCGTGATCTTCTTCGCCATAATCTATCCTCTTTTTTTCGGATATGCTTCATCTGCGCCGCTCGTTCGAATTCCTGAAGCAGATTATAGGAATTTTCATCTCAAGTTGAACTCCTCATCAACTCAATTGAACTTCGCGTTATTTCGTGTCAACTTCTCCTGCTTTTATGCTGACTTCGCGACTTTTCAAATCAACTTCGCGTTTTTTTTGATCAAAAAGCGCCAACATCCATAACTTCGTTTATCCCTCTTCCCTTTACGCGCTGAAAGGGGGTGCTATGCACCCGTTGAGAGGAAAACCTGAGTACCCGCACCGGTCCCGAAGGCATGCCGTGTTTTTCAAAAACCGTGGGGATCTATTCCCTCGGGATCACACGCCCTGCTTTGTCGATCCGGTATCGGCGTGAACGTTTCTCGTGCTCCTCGGCATGGCACTCGCGGCATAACAGAATCAAGTTATCCCAGCACAGCGTCACAGATGGATCGTGTATGTTGTCCGGCGTCAACCATACCTTGTGGTGTACGATCTCACCCGGCTTGTACACGCCGCGCCGCAAGCATTTCTCGCAGAGATACCCTTGCGCTTTCGCATAAGATTCACGACACTGTTTCCATGCCTGCGATTTATAAAAAGCTTTCGCAAATTCTTTCATGGACTCAAAAAAAACGGATCATTCCGAATGACCCGTACACTTTTTGATGGTCCTATTATACCACAGATTTTCGCCGGTGTCAGTCTCGTGTTCGTCTCATTTAAATCAGAACTCCGGCAGCCCATACTCTGCTATCACATAGTGATACAGAGCCGCTTCCCAAAGTCGATAGATCTGCGCCCGTTCCAGACACAGACTCGCCGAAAGAAGATCGACCGCCTCGCCCGACCGGTGTGATGAGAAAGTGGTAATGATCAACCGTTCGTTTTCCGACAATACCGAAAGACCGCGTTCGATCAGCTGAACACGCAAACGGTTTGCCTTGAGCAAATACTTGAGGCGTTCCTCTTCAACGATCAGATCGAGCAGATGGTCTTCATATTTGTTTCCGCCCCCCTGGACCGGAACCGCATCCGAAGACGAGCGGATTGAAGTCTTTTTATCTCTTATCGATCTGATCCGCAGCGGAATGTTGGAACATGATTCTTTCAATGCTTTATAATTTCGCAGTTCTTTCTTTGCCTCGTCCTTCCAGTCCATTCAAATCACTTCCTCTTTTTCTTTTCCGGCGGGATCCAGTAGCGGATCACCAGATAGATACCACCGTTCACGTCGTTGTAAAACGGTCGGCAGGCGATAAAGCTATACCCCGGCTGCAGGCGTTCCCATTGTTCCCGGTCTTCCGGATTCCGTGCCAGCGCCCGCACCTCGCGTTGGGAGTAGACGCCGTCGCGCTCCCGCGTTTCCGGCTGGCGCAGGTTGCGGCTGCAGAGATAGCGCCGCGTGATCTGCCTGTATTTCGTCATGTAATCCGCAAGCCCCTTGAGTCCGCAGTCGCCGAATTCCAGCGGATCCACCGAGAGCCGCCCGAGACCCCAGAGATCACGCAGCGTGTCCGGTGTCAAGCCCTTATTCACAATCATGTGGATGTGATAACGGCCGGCGTCGCTTTTTTCCAGCGTCGCGATGTAGCGCAGCTCCAGCCCCGCCGCCTTGTAGGCGCGCTTTAGCCGCCGAGCGAAGTTCCGGAAGATGCGTTTGAAGTCGGCGTCGTCCGCCGGAAGGGCGTCGTCCCGGAATGTGGGATGGATCCACAGATCCTCCGCCGAGAAGTTCGCCTCGATCAGATGCGCGAGGTGCCGCTGGCTGTTCCATTCGTTCAGCCGCTGCTGCGCTTCGTTCGTCGGGCGGAAGCGTTTACGGCGCGGCCGTG